CCGTCTTCTCTGAGTTTATTAATCTCCTGCTCACGCAACTGAGCAAATTTAAGAGCTTCCTCTCGCTCACGCAGGGCACGCTCTTTTTCGCGGCGCTCGTCGTGCCAGACCTTTTTCATCTGGGAGAGGCGCTTCTTGACCTTATCGGAGTACTCCTCAAGGTCGTCTTTATCTAACTCCTCAACAAGCTCTTTCGGAAGCGGTTTACGCCCTCGGTCCTCCGGAGGAGTATCATCCTCAATCTCAATCTGGATGTCGTCTTCAGTTTCTACGGCTTCAACCTTGGTGTCTTCCTGCTCGTCAGGAAATTTGTATTCTTGCATCTCAGCCATGATTTACTCCTTATGCGCGCCGGATTCCACGGGGGTCATCCACCACCGCTTCCACCGTGTCGTCGTTAATAATGCGGAACTCCCTGCCGTGGATGACCACGCGGGTGCCTGAGTAGGGTCGGGTCAAGACAAAATCGCCTTCCTTACACCACGGACCTGTGGGAAATCGGTCCTTATCGGCATAGCAAAGGTCGCCCATCTTGACGACGAAGAGGACTACGGTGGTTTGCTCCTCCACCTTCTTCGTTTCATCCGCCTTAATTAAACCCCCCTCGTACTCTTCCTCCACTTGTGGAATGGCACAGAGCATTCGATAGCCCTTGGGTTCGGGTAGGAGTTTGGCTTTTTCTGCCTGCTCCTTGGTTGCTTCAACATCAATATTACTCATTGTCGCGCTCCAAGCGTTTTGCAAGGTCTTTGATGTGGTTCTTTGCGAGTTCAAGACCCTGTAACGCCCCGCAAAGACGTTTGTATTCACCCTCGTTCAATTTGCCTTGAGTGAGGGTTTCAACAATTAAAGTGCGCTCGTCTTGGAGCTTGGCGTCCAAGTATTCCAGAGCGTTGCCATATGCCATGTATTACTCCTGTGGTACGGTCTCCTTTGACCGGGCTCTTTCTAAATCGTCGCGGGCTTTCGCAATTTCAAACCCGAGTTTGGTTCCTTCAAGCTGCTGCCTGCCGGATTCCTGCGCTTTGTGCTTCTCAATGTCAGCACCCAAACGGGCTGCTTCAAGCTGCTGACGCCCAGAGATCTCCGCCTCGCGTAGACGTAGTTCATCTTCTTTAGCTGCGGCGTTAATGTAGTTTTGCTGCTCTTTAATACGCAGTTCTTCCATCTTGGCCTGTGCTTCCATCTGAGCCTGCATCTGCTTGGTTTGCGCCTGCATCTGCTTGATTTGAAGATCCATCTGCTGCATTTGAACAACAGGATCCTGCATCTGCTGTGCGGCCTGCTGCATTTGCATTTCGGCCTGATCTTTCTGAAGTAAGCGGTTTGCAGCCAAAGCACTAACCTGAGCCAACTCCACTTCCATAGTGGGCGGTAAGTCGTACTCGTCTGTATCGGTCTGCGGTAACGGCGGCAACGCCACACCGAGTTGTTTCTCGATCTCGCGCCTGTACTGAAAGGCGATGTGCTCCATGATGTGCGCCTGCAGAGAGGCGGTTAATTGCTGCGCCATTGGGTTTTGTCCCATCATTGCAGCCATTTTTGGATCTTGTCCCAAAGCCATGTGGACAGCGATGTGCGCCTCATGATCTTGATAGATAAACGCTTTCAACGGCTTACCCATCATCGCATCCATGTTTTCTGTTACTGGATCGCGGGGCTTTTGATCGTCAGGCAACGGGATAATTTTATCGGCGTTCTTCACCCCTAACGTCTCAATCATCTGCCGGTGAAGGTAAGGTAAGTTATAGAGTTGAGGTGCAGTTTGGCTAAGTTGAAGCACCGCTTGATACTGCACGATCTTCTGCGACATCGTTGCCGCGTTGGGATCAGAGACCGGGATGACATCCACATCGTCGTAGTCCGATTTCTTAGCTCGACGATCCCCGACCTCTGGCTCGTAGGAATACTCCTCTGGCGTATAGTCACGGATGATGCCCGCAAGCAGTTTGAACTCCTGCTTCATCGCGTAGTAGATGCGGGCTTGTACCGCCGACATCACCTTCAACACCCGCTCCAAGATAGCTAGTGTGGTGCCGACCGGCGCTTGGCTCGACATATCGCTAACTTTGAGATCCGATACCGCCGCGAATCTCCGACCTTCTTCCACGATTTTGTCCATCAACAAGGACAAAGTTTGACTTGGCTCCTTGTACGGAAGCGGGAGGATGTTGTCGCGGATGGCCCCGCTTGGTACGTCTACATCCCTGAACTCACCCGGAGCGATTGGAGTATCGTCTCCTTTAATTCTAAGTCCTCTAGACTTGAGCCCTCCGGGGAGATTACTGAGTGTTCCCGCATCGACAAGTTGACGAAGGAGTGAGGTTGCAGTCTTACTATGTCCCCCGATGAGGTGAATAAGACCGAAGTAGTAAAATCCAAATCCGGGTATGTATCCGTAATGGACAAAGTGCTGTCGTCGTAGTTTGAGGTCATCGTCTTCTCGCCAGTTGCGACGTACTGCCAAAACCGTTCCGGTGCCCTTTTCAATCGTCACTACGTAGGGCAAGGCAATCCCTGTCTCGTTGTTGTCCTTATCAACGTCCGGATAATCCTTCAAATCCAAATTGACATGCATCTCCAGCAATTGAAACCGATCATCAGCGGTCGCTGAGAAGCCTTGATCTTCTGCCTTCTGTTTCTCCACCTCATCCATCGTGCGAACCGGTTCACCCAGATCCACGTCACGATAGAAGCCTGCGTACTGGAGCTTCCTCAATTCGTTCTTCGTCTTACGCATTCGGTGCGTAACCCGCTCTGCGCTTTCAAGGTTAGCCGCACCGTACGGCACCACGATATCTTCGGCTGGGATATACACCGCCGTTTGACGATTGAGCGACGGATCGAAGTACACCTTCTTGAAGGCGTTACCGGATAGGGCTAAGGAGAGGAGCAATCTTTCGTGCTCAGGGCGATACTCCTTCATTTTCTCCGTCAACTGATAGTTCATGTCATCAGCCACACGGATCGCAGCGTCTTTCTTCTCCGAAGTCTCTTTACCGACGATCTTGGCTTTGACCGGTCCCGCAGCGGGGAAGGTCTCCATGATGGTTTCAGACTGAAACTTGACCGCCGACTCCATCAAAAGGGGATGGAACACACCACAGGCACCGGGCCACGGTTCGGTCCTTTCTTCATACCGAATGCCCAGAATCTTGAGTCCTTTGACGTACGCATCCAGCCACTCTTTGCGAGAAGTCAGATCCGAGTCATATTCCCCGAGCAGATCCCCTGCGATCATCTGAAGCTCGCCCTCGTCCATAAACTCAGCGAGGTTGGCATCGAAATCTTCAGCGCGGGGTTCGCGGGGCTCTAGTTCAATCTCAATCCCACCCATCCGAATCGAGACTTCTTCAGGGTCTTCAATCTCGATCTCAATGTCCGGCTCTTCCATTGCAAGGGCTTCTATACCCATCGGAGCTTCCATCAGACTTTTGTCGATAGCCATGTTCTAATCCTCAGTAGTATCCTGCCGCTCGCTGCGACTTGAAGTAGCGTATTTCTTCAGGTTCATCTGACGGAAGCCGGATAAAGCCCCCCTGCCTGAACCTCATTAGGGCCAAAGTAGTAGCGTCCACCAAGTCATCGTGGGTTCCGCTTGGAAAATCATTACACTCCTCGACCACTTCCCAAGCCCAGCGGCGGTCGGGTATCCAGACTATACCCGAAGAAAATAGATCCGTAACCGCGTTAGCTCTTGAAATTTTATCTTGACCCTTACCCGGCGTGAACTCTGATATCGGCACGCCCATGCGCCTCATCTCCTGATATAACGCCGCACCATTGGACTTCTTCTCCACAATGAAGCTATCAGGTTGCCACTCCTTATATTGTTCCAGCACCAACTCCTTTAGCTCCGGAAACTCCAACCGCTCCTTAATGGCGTTTAACAGAATAATGTTGTAGTTGTTGACCTCTTCATTAAAGAAGACGCCCCACGTAAGCAGCGCGTTATAGTCCGAGCGATTGGTCTTCTCTTGGGCCGCGTCCAGAGACATGATGACAAACTCACAGGAGGGAGGATTTTCTTTCTCCCAGACCTGCCACCAATCCTTCTTTATTAATGCACCTTCCTCTGAGGTCGGCTGCTGCATGTACTGGGCTTGCCAGTACCGAACGTCCATCGATGCCTTCTTAGCGAGGAGTTCTTCAATCTGCCAGAACTCAGGCCAAAGCGGTTTCTCGTTCAAAATGGCAGGGAATTCAACGACTTCCCACTGGTCCGCCCCTTCTTCGCGGGTCATGTGATCCACAATCTTGCCGGTCAGGTCTGACTTAGACCACCGCGTCATCACGACGATGAT